CGTGCAGCTGCACAAGATGCAGTATTAATGGCGGCAGGTATTCAAGTATCTGAACCGGCGCCAGGCGCTAACGAATTACGCGCACATTCCTTAGTTGAATTAGCACGTGAAGCATTACAACGTGAAGGCCTTCGTGCTAACTTTGGTGATAATTTGGAATTGGCTCGTGAAGCTATTAACTCCACATCCACATTCCCTGCTATCATGTCCAACTTAGCAAATAAATCCGTAATGAATGGCTTTAACGAAGCAGAAACTACGTACCAATTATGGGCGGGTAAAGGCTCCAACCGCGACTTCAAAGAAGCTACACGCGTAGCGTTGTCTGAAGCAGGCGACTTGGAATTAGTTCCAGAAGGTAGCCAATTCAAAGCTATGACATTCGGTGAAACTTCCGCACGTACTAAAGTTGCTACTTACGGCAAATTGTTCAGCTTAACTCGTCAAGCTATCATCAACGATGACCTTGGTATGTTCTCCGCTATCGCAACTCGTTTTGGCTCCGCGGCTAAACGTTTGGTTAACAAAATGGTATACGCACAATTGACGGGTAACGTAGAAATGGAAGATGGCGTTACATTGTTCAATAGCAAACACGGTAACGTTGCGACAACTGGTGAAGCATTAAGCGTAAAAGCTATTGCTAAAGCAGTAACTGCTATGCGCCGTCAAAAGGGTATCCAAGGTACCGCTACGCTTAACATCACACCTAAATACTTAATCGTTCCACCTGAACTTGAAATGGTAGCATACCAACTCATGAACTCCACTGCAGACGTGGCAGGTGTTAACTCCGGTGTGGTTAACCCATACAAAGGTCGATTCACGGTTATCGCTGACGCAGAAATCACTGACCCAGATGCATGGTACTTAGTAGCGGATGCAGCTCAACACGATACTATTGAAACTACATTCTTGAACGGCGTAGAAGCTCCACGCTTAGAAACTCGTCAAGGCTTCGATGTAGATGGTATCGAATATAAAGTTGCATTGGACGTAGGCGTACGTGCACTTGACTTCCGTGGCTTATATAAAAACGCAGGTAAATAATTAGGGGGTAACGATATATGATGACACAATTCGTACAAGAATCTGACCGCATTGACATTACTGCAACTGCAGAAGTCAAAGCGGGTAACATTGTTGAAGCCGGTGCACTTCATGGCGTGGCTATCACTGATATGAAACAAGGTGAAGTCGGCGCTATTAAAGTAACTGGCGTATTCAAAGTAAATGCTGACAAATCTGCTACATTTGACGTTGGCGATACAGTTAATTTCTTAACAGATAAGGCGGTTAAAACTGGCGGTAAACCATTAGGCATCGCAGTAGCGCCTAAAACTGCTACACAAGATACTGTTACAGTTATGCTAGTGCAATCTGTTAAAGCCGGCGCATAGTAATAGCCATATTATGAGGATGACGGGGGC